AGATTGACATTAAGTATAAAACAAATTAAAAAAAGATACTAATTAGGAGTACAAAATTATGGCATCAACTTATACGGCTCTCGGTGTAGAACTAATGGCAACTGGTGAAAACGCCGGTACATGGGGAACAAAAACTAACACTAACTTAAATATAATCGAACAAATTTCAGGTGGTTTTTCTGCACAATCAATAGCAGGTGGAGCACAAACTACAGCTCTTTCAGTTTCTGATGGATCAACTGGAGCAGTTATGTCTCACAGAATGATTGAGTTTACAGGTTCTATTACTGGAAACCAAATCGTAACAATTCCTTTAGATGCACAAACATTTTATTTTTTAAGAAATTCAACATCAGGTGCTTACACAGTACAATTTAAATACGCTTCTGGTTCAGGAGATACATTTACTTTTTCAGCAACTGATAAAGGTGATCAAGCAGTATTTGCTACAGGAAATGATGGCACTAACCCAGACATATATACTTTAGGTTTTGGTGATGGTGATGTAACTCTTACTGGAACACAGACTTTAACAAACAAAACTTTAACTAGCCCTGCAATAGGTACAAAAATTTCAGATACAAATGGAAATGAATTACTTAATCTTACTGCAACAAGTTCAGCGGTTAATGAATTAACTTTGGCTAATGCTGCAACAGGCAACGGTCCAATTCTTTCAGCAACAGGTGAAACTAATGTTGATATAAATTTAAACCCTAAAGGAACAGGTGTACTTAAAAGTGCAACTGCTGCAGTTAAAATTGCAGGAAAAGAAACTATATGGGTTCCGGCTTCAGCTATGTACCCAACAACAACTAATCCAGCAGAAGCTAATCAAGTAGAAACGACAGCAGGAAGACCTGATATGAAAGTTATGGACTTTGCAGATGCTGCAGATGACTTTGCACAATTCTCAGTAGCTTTTCCTAAGTCATGGAATGAAGGAACAGTTACTTATCAATGTTTTTGGACACCAAGTACTACAAACACAGGAGACTGTATATTTGGATTACAAGGAGTTTCGTGTGGTGATAACGATACTATTGACGTTGCTTTTGGAACAGCAGTAAATGTTACAGACGCAGGTATAGGAACAGTTGAAGATCAACAAGTTACAGCAGAAAGTTCAGCAGTTACAATTGCTGGTTCTCCTGCAGTTGACCAACAAACATATTTTCAAATATTTAGAGATGCAGACGCAGGTGGAGATACGTATACCGGAGTAGCAAAACTTATAGGTATTAAAATATTCTTTACTAAGGATGCAGCTAACGACGCATAAGGAACTAGAATATGAGAGACTTAAATATAAATCTTACAGAAGGTAAGAACTCAACAAAAATACAATCAAAAAAAACTAAATCTTTTGGTTACCAAGTACTAGGTTTTGGAGCTGGCGGAGGAGCTGCAGCTGTTGAAGTTGAAGCTTTGGTTATCGCTGGCGGAGGAGCTGGTACAGGATCAATTGAAAACTCAATTTCTGCCGGAGGTGGTGGAGCTGGAGGATATAGATTTTTTGGTGCTTCTTCTTCTAACATCTTAGAATTAGAAAGCGGAGTACAATACACAGTTACAGTGGGAGGCGGAGGATCTGGACCAACAGGAGGTCCCGGCCCGGCTGCAGCTAAAGGAACTGATTCAAGTTTTGTTGGAGGAGCAATAAATAATGCTTCAAGTGGCGGAGGACACGGTCCCGGTGGGGCTGGCGGTTCTGGATCCGGTGGAAGTTCTTATTACGGCCCCTCAGGAGGTTCTGGTAATGCAGGTGGTTACACTCCATCTGAAGGAAATAATGGTGGAACTGCTGCAAGTTATGCCCCAGGAAGTACGGGAAGAGCTGGCGGTGGCGGCGGAGCCGGTGCAGTTGGCGGAGACCAAATGGATGGCGGTGCAGGAACTGCTTCCCCAAGTTTTGATAGCACACAAAGAGCTGGCGGTGGTGGCGGAGCACAAGCTTTTGGATCTGGTGGATCTGGCGGAGCCGGTGGCGGCGGATCGGGTGGATCTGGAAATAGTAATGGTGGCGCAGCTACAGCTAATTTCGGCGGCGGAGGCGGCGGATCTGGTTCATCTTTCTCAATGCAACGTACTGGTGGTGTCGGCGGAAGTGGTCTTATTAAATTATTAATACCTACAGCTTCATACACTGGAACAACAACTGGATCACCACAAGAATCTACTCAAGGAAGTAATACAATTTTAACATTTACTGGTTCTGGGAGTTACACAGCGTAATGGCACATTTTGCAAAATTAGATGAAAACAATGTAGTAACTGAAGTTATTGTAGTTAATAATGAAACAGCTACAGACGAAGCTACAGGCGTAGCTTTTTTAAAAGATTTATACAAAGAACCTGATGCTGTATGGAAACAAACATCTTACAATACCAAAGAAGGTAAATATTGGGATAACAGTGATCCAACAATTACAGTAGAACACCCAGATCAATCTAGAGCTTTTAGATTAAATTATGCAGGTGTTGGTTGGATATGGAATGAAGAGCTACAAGGTTTTATAGACGGATCTCAACCCCATGCATCATGGACTTTAAATTCTTCTACAGGATATTGGGAACCACCAATCGCTCCTATAGGAGTACCTTACATTCATTGGAATGAAGAAGCATATCAAGCTGACAACACTAAGGGTTGGGCTGATGCTGAAGGCAATCTAGGTTAATTAAAAATAATTAAAATTTATATTAAAACGAGCTTTTTGATTAGTACATGTACTACTTGAATGAGGTTTGTTTCCATCAAATAAAACAATTCTGTTTTCAATAGAGTCTACTTTATTGTTAGGAAAATGAGTTCCTCCATCATTTGTATTAAGAGAAAAAACAGCCGCTTTGTGTTTATAATCATAATCTATGTGTTTTTCATTAATATGAAGTTTATCAGTTTTAGGATAACAATTAATTTTAATTCTAATTAATGATTTTATTTTTAATTTATCCCAAAACATATCTTTAATAATTTCATAAAATGAACTGTTGGCATTATGGTGATAAGGTATATGTACAAAATATAATGTATTATCTACTGTTGAGTGTTTTGAGTTTATAACAGATTCATAATACCAGGGAAAAGATTTTCCCATAATAGTTTGTTGTAATTCTTGAAAAGATTTTTTATCTAAAAAATTATCTATAACTTTATTCATTATTATTTAATGTCTAATTGATAATTAGGTTTTCCAGAAATATCTTTTACAATAAAGGTTCCTTTGACATGAGCATTAAAAGCTAAAGAATATCTAGTCTCATCACTTAAATTAGTATTTACTGTATGCTCTATTTTTGAGGGGAATAAAACTATTGTTCCTTCTTGAGGATTTACATTAAACGCTTGCCCCTGGGTAGCAGTAGCTTCATCATACTCTATCCAAATATCTGGATAAAATAAATTATGATTAATTTGATAACCTTTTTGAAATTGAATACCACCCATATTAGGTGTTCTTTCAAAATAATAAACTCCACTAATCATACTATTAACATGACTATGTGTTGTTGATCCTTCCTGTGGTTTAAATTTATTAACCCAAGAATCTGTCAAATAAAATTTAATTTTATTATTAACTTTTAAATAATCTTTTGTAAAAACATCAATATGATTTTGTATGTGAGATTTTAAATCTTTCATTTTATTTAATATTCTTTTATCCTTAGATATATCAAATTGTTTGTTAGTAGCTCTTTCAAAGTCTATCTTTTTAATAAAATCTAAATAAGATTTTTTAACAGGTGTTTGACTTATGTATATGGGCGTAGGCCATAAACTCAGGACATCGTAATTTTTTTCTTTCATATGTTGTTTTATACTATAACCTATTTATAATAGAAAGCAATGAGTATTGTACAACGATTTTCTAAACTTCTATCAAATGTTGAATATCCTGATGTTATTAAAAGCTGGAATATTGCAGGGACTTTATCAAACTCTAATGAACATTTAAAATTTGATGTTAGAGATATGTTTAAATTAAACAATGGAGATTTAGGCAAAAAAGTTAAACTAACTGAACGCGTAGATAAAATTGTTTTTGAAACAAAAAACAAATGGTTAATATTAGATCAAAAAGAATTTAATATTTATTTAAAAAAACAAAAACAAAACGTAGTTTACTTAGATAATTTAATAAAAAATTTAGATTGGACTAAAATTATTTTGAAGGAATAATAAGTTGTTTTAATCTAGTATCAGTAGCACTTAAAGTACCAGTAATAAAAGTATTGAAAGCCAAACTAATACGAGTGTTGTCGTGTTTTTTAGTAGGAACAGAATGAGTTAAAGAAGAGGGAAATAAAATTATATTATTACTTTTTACTGAGAAAGTATAAAACTCACAATTATAGTTATTAAACTCATCAATCTCAGGCATCAAAGCTTGATATGTAGACTTATGAAATCTTATACAATCTACTCCTGGCACAGCATCAAAATAAAATACACCAGATAAAAAAGAATTAGGGTGAAAATGTTTGTGATGATATTGTTTATTACTAGTGTAGTTTAACCAAGACTGAGTAATATAGGGTTTAATATTATCTTTAGTTGAAATAACAATTTTAAAATAATCCTCAACAAACTTAGTCATATCATTCTTTAATTTTTTAAAGGCAGGCTTGTTTAGAATATAGTTATCTTCACTATAAATATTTCCTGAGTTTAACATAGTCTTTTGAGATGTAGCAAAGTCTATTTCTTTTTTTGTTAGTTTTCTATCTAAGGTATTTAAGTAAACACCTTCAGGAAAAATAGGAATTATTTGAGCTACTTCCATCTTTGACTCTCATCTTCATTATAATTAAAAGCTATACTGTATCGTGGTTTTTTATTTAAACTAGCTTTGGTGCCATGTTTTAGTAATGGCGAAAACAAAATTAACTTACCTTTTTTAGGTGCTATAGAAATATCTAGTTCTCTAAAATATAATTCTTGATCTGAGTCTTGTAGATATAAAACTCCTGAAATTATACAACCATAATGATGGTGTTCTCTAATTCTATCATTGTAGCCTACCTTAGTTCCCCAAGCATCTCTTAAGTAACAACTAGTTAAAGAAATGTGTTCATCTAAATAATTAGTGCCTGTCTTAACAAGACTTAAAAAATATTGATCTTTAACAAAATGATCCCAAGAAGTCATTTTTCCTTTTACGTGTGTAACGTAATTATAATTAGAGTTACTATTTATACCTTCTTCTATTGCTTTAATAAGATACGAAGAATTAATTTTTAATTTTAATTCAATTAAAAATGTATCTTTTTTTATTGGCCTTTCTACGTGCTTTATCAATTTCATCGAGCTTGTATTTATCATAAAATTAATATAAACACAATACTCAGAATGGCCCATACAGAACTAAATATACCTTTTGGCGAACCGGTTATAAGATACAACGATTTAGATATTGATAATAAATCTTTAACAAAAGATTTAAAAAAAATTGCATTAAAAGAAACAGGAGGAAGTGAGGGAACTTACATTTCTCAAGACATGAATATTTTTAAATATTTAAAGAATGGTAAAAATATAGAAAATACTTTTTTGGTTCGTATTAAAGACTCTGTAATTAAATTAGGTTATGATACAGATATTGCAATAGGCAACTGTTGGCTTACGATGACTAAGCCTAAAGTAACTTCTACACATTATCATAATCATAGTAATTATTGGTTAAGTGCTTGTTATTATCCTATGGGTACTAAAAAAGATAATTTTGGAATTGAATTTAAAAGACCTACTTTTTTACCTTTTGATATACCTAGATTAAAGTATGGTACTTTCAACACATTGACTTATCAAATGAAAGTTACTGCAGGAGATTTTATTGTTTTTCCATCTTATTTAGAACATAGAATTTTAGCTAATCACACAAATGTAGAAAGATATAGTATAGCTATGGTTATGAATCCAACTGGAATGATTGGCGTAAATGATAGCACTATTGATTACGGCTTAATATACAAAAAATGAAAAATTTAAAAAACTTTATTTCTGTTACGAAATCTATTCCAGATAAAGTCTGTGATGATTTATTAAAAGACATAAAAAAACAACAATGGCAAAAACATAAATGGTATGGAGGAGATCAAAACTATACTTCATTAGAAGAAGATGCTTTTGTTAAAAATGCTCTTCAAGAAGAACAAGATGTTTTAATGCCATTCATTCAAAAAACTTTATTTAATTATCAAAAAGATAGACAGTTTAAAGATACTAATGAACTTAGAGCTCCCTTCTGTGAAAAAATTTCTCCTATAAGATTTAACGAATATAGAAAAGATCAAACTATGGCCACGCACTATGATAATATTAAAGATTTATTTGATGGAGTTTATAAAGGCGTTCCTCAAATATCTATTGTTGGAGTATTAAATGACGAGTATAAAGGCGGTAAATTTTTGATAAGAGATGAAGAGATTAAATTAAAAAAAGGAGACATTCTTCTTTTCCCTTCTTGTTTTTTATATCCTCATACGGTTACTAAAGTTACTACTGAAAATCCAAGATATTCATTTGTTTGTTGGGCATTTTAATGTATACTAACCCATAAAAAATGGGGTGGAATTTAACCCGAAACTCTGTATAGTGACAGATTATGCTACAAAAGTTAGGGTTTTTACCTGGTTTCAATAAACAAGTTACATCTACCGGCGCTGAGTCACAGTGGACTGGCGGTGAAAATGTGCGTTTTAGATATGGTACACCTGAAAAAATAGGTGGTTGGAATCAATTAGGTGAAAGTAAATTAACCGGTGCAGCTAGAGGTTTGCATCACATGGTTAATAAAATAGGTATTAAATATTCTCTTATTGGCACTAATAGAATTTTATATGCTTACACAGGAGGAGTATATTACGATATACATCCTTTAACTAATCCATTAGGCACAGCTCTTACAAATGCTTTTAGCACGACTAACGGATCACCAACAGTAACTATTACTTTTTCATCAGCACATAATTTTGAAGCTGGTGATATAATTTTGTTTGGAGATACTTCTACATTTAGTGCTATTACAGGATCAAATTTTGGTGCCTCAGATTTTTGTGATAAAAAATTTATGGTGACTTCAACACCAACAGGAACCACGATAACTATTACAATGCCTGGAAATGAAGGGGGAGCGGGAGCAACCACTTCTGGAGGTATAACTTATTTTCAATACTACCATGTAGGACCACCAGACCAAGTTGGAGTTTTTGGTTATGGTATATCTCAATGGGGTGGTTCAGTTACTAACCCACAAACAACAACTTTAAATGGATCATTAAATGCTGACTCTGCCGGAACTGGCGGAACAGGAACTACAATTAATGTAGCAAGCACCACGGGTTTTCCAACCGCAGGCACAAATTTTATACAAGTAGACAATGAAGAAATTTCTTATACAGGTGTTACAGCCACTAGTTTTACAGGGATAACTAGAAATGTTCGAGGCACAACTAACGCTTCCCACAGTAACGGGGCTACTGTTACTAACTACAGTGGTTTTTCTGGATGGGGCTCAGCAGCAACATCTACAGATAAAGTAGCAGAACCTGGTATGTGGTCTATTGATAACTTAGGAAGCACAGCTATTGCTTTAATATTTAATGGTGAATGTTTTCAATGGAATTCAGATTTAACTAATGCTGTAACAACAAGAGCAACTATTATATCAGGTGCACCAACTGCATCTAGAGATATGTTAGTATCTACTCCTGATCGTCACTTAGTATTTTTTGGTACAGAAACAACTATTGGAGATAAATCTACTCAAGACGATATGTTTATTAGATTCTCATCTCAAGAAGATATTAATACTTATACACCTACAGCTGAGAATAGTGCTGGTACACAAAGACTGGCCGCCGGATCACGGATCATGGGTGCTAAGCTTGGTAGAAATGCACTTTACGTTTGGACAGACACAGCTTTATTTACCATGCGTTTTGTAGGAACTCCTTTTACTTTTGCGTTTGAACAAGTTGGTACTAACTGTGGATTAATAGGAATGAATGCTGCCGTAGAAGTTGATGGTGCTGCGTACTGGATGTCTGATAATGGTTTTTTTAGATATACTGGTAAACTAGAATCTATGGACTGTTTGGTTGAAGACTATGTTTATGATAATTTAAATACAACATCTAATCAAATGGTTTACGCAGGAATTAATAACTTGTTTGGTGAAGTTACATGGTTTTATCCAGAAGCAGATTCAAATGTTAATACTCAATCGGTTACATATAGTTATCTAGATTCTACAGCTAAACGACCTATATGGTTTGTTAATGCAAGTCCTTTGTTTATTAGAACTTCATGGCAAGATTCTGCTGTATTTGGATTACCTCATGCAACTCAGTATGATGCAGGAACAGATACATCTTTTGATGTAACTGGAAACACGGACGGAATCTCATATTACTATGAACACGAAACAGGTGTTAATCAAGTAAGATT